TCCAACCTATTATGCAATAGGTGCTGCTGATTCAAGTACAACACAACCTTTTATTGGTTATCTTGACGATGTTCGTATTACTAAAGCTTGCCGGTATTTTGGTACATTCACTCCACCAACGTCGCAACTACAAGATCAATAATTATGGACATCAACTTAAAATTTACGATTGACGAGATTAACGAGCTGCTGACTGCATTGGGTCAGCTCCCCTACACTTATTCATTCCAGCTTATTCAAAATATTCATAATCAAGCTATTCCGCAGATACAAGCTGCTAATGCTGAGAAGGTAGAGCCAGAGGTCGTAAATGGCTGACGATACAGAAATAAAATTAGCTGTTCATGAAGCTGTTTGCGCTGAACGCTATCAGGGCATTCAAAGCAGATTTGATGAAGGTTCTAGCCGTATGCATAGGATTGAATATCTTTTGTATGGCGTAATAATTCTTGTCTTACTAGGCCCCGGTGTTGCTGCCGAGTTTGTAAAGAAACTTTTAGGATTATAAAATTGAACTTCTTACGATCCTTGCTGGTGCAAAAATGGCTGCTGCCGCTATTAGGCAGGGCTGCGCTTTATATCAGGAGTACAAAGCTCAAGGTATGGAGCTTGTGGACACATACGGTCAAGCCAAAGATGTGGTTGCTGACATTAGTAGCCATCTGGGAAACTTTTTTAAAGCGCATGAGCAGATTGAAAAACATGTTCACGAAGAAGAGTTAAAGGCTAAGAAGTCTCGTGACCCTGATCTGTCTGTTAATCAAGAAGCTTTTAACAGAGTCATGGCAGTAAAGGAAATGAATAGATTAGAAACAGAGTTACGCGAAACCCTCGTGTACTCAGCACCAAAAGAGCTCGGCGCAATTTGGACAGCTTTTGAAGCTATGCGCGATAAGGTGAAAGAGGAAAGAGCAGAGGTTCAGCGTCAAGAACTACAGAAACAGAGGGTAGCTCAATGGCGACGGGAAAATATAAAAAGAAAAATCGCGGAGCAAATGACGTTAATTCTAGCGGTCGCGTTCATAATATTTTGGTTTCTATGGGTAATGATTCTAATAAGGATGAGTCACACATATCATGGACAGTTTTCTTTGCCGTCATTGTGGTGTGTCTTGTGTTAGTTGTTGCAATTCCTGCGCTGGCGATTATGTACGGTGACATGGCAAACGCAACTGCTCGGGCGATGGAAGAAACAAAAAAGATGCGTGAATTACGCGCCAAGATAATGATGGAAATGCAGGGGGAACAATGACAATGCAAGATATTTTAAAAGCCGTGTTGCCTATTCTTGTTGCTGCTATTGGTTGGCTGCTTGGTGAGGTTGGTTCTTTTAACACACGCTTGACTAAGATTGAAGGGTCAATGCCAGCTTTGATTACTGAACAAGGTATTCCAACTGACAGCCCTATTTCAACCGAGCGTCGCCATGCCATGAAAGAAGAAATTTACAAAGAAATCCATGACTTGCAAGTACGGGTCAAACTGATGGAAGAAAGAGGTAAACACTAATGCTGACACTACTTTCAACACTCGTTAGTTTCTTGATGGGTGGCTTGCCTAAAATACTCGATCTGTTTCAAGATCGTGCTGACAAATCTCACGAACTAAAGTTGGCGCAGTTGCAGACAGAACGCGAAATGCAGTTATTAGCGGCAGGTTACGCAGCACAACAACATATAGAAGAAATCAAGCTAGACGAGATAAAGACGCAGACAGCTTCTGCGGAGAAAGTCTCGCTAATCGACGCACAACAAGCCGAGATGAGTGCCATCTATGCCCACGACACTAGCCTTAATGAAGGCACATCCACATGGATGAAAGACTTCCGCGCATCGGTTCGTCCTGTGATTACTTACGGGTTTTTCTTCCTACTGGTTGGTATTGATTCTGTGTTGGCATACAAAGGTTTGACTAGCGGCGTGGAATTTAATGCGTTGGCTGACCAGCTTTGGGATAACGAGACTCAGGCGTTATTTGCTTCAATCATAGCGTTCCACTTTGGTGGACGGGCGTTTGGTAAATGATCTACGTAATTTATTTCAGGATGTTAGTCACCCTAATAGCTAGTGTGTATTTAATTTTGCATTTACCAAAATGATTAGCAAAAAAGCACTTGACATGATTAAGCACCATGAAGGGGTAAGGACTAAACCTTACCAATGCCCTGCTAAGTTGTGGACAATTGGGGTGGGGCATGTGATTGACCCTAACCACGGCAAGTTGAAGATTGAAGACCGAGTAGGTTTACCTTGCCCAGAGGGCTGGAACAGAGCATTTACGATGGGAGAGGTCGATGCCATTCTTGCCAAAGACCTTGAGCGGTTTGAACGTGGAGTTCTTAGATACTGTCCTAGTGCTGGCTCTAGGCAAGGCTGGATGGACGCTCTGGTCAGTTTTAGCTTCAATGTAGGCTTGGGTACTCTGCAACGCTCTACGCTGCGCCAGAGGCACAACAGAGGCGATTACGAAGGTGCTGCAGAGGAGTTCTTGAAATATACAAAGGCTGGTGGCAAAGAGCTCAAAGGATTAGTGAATAGACGTAAAGATGAGCGTGCTCTTTATCTACTTTGATATTCACAAAAATGTAATAGGAGCATAAAATGAAGGCTGTGTGGAACAAACCCCGCCCAAAGAATTTAGGCAAACCTGAGAAACTCAGTCCGAACCAAAAGAAAGCTGCTAAAAGCTTTGCCAAACGGACAGGAACCGCATACCCATCGTTAGTAGCCAATATGCATGGCGCTAAGGCAAAGAAAGGTAACTGGTAATGGCAGCTGTAATGACATACACCTCGCTGGCAGCGGATATTGCCAGCTACTTGGAGCGCTCAGACGCCCAAACTATCGCCAAAATTCCTACCTTCATTATGCTGGCTGAGCAGGTCATCGCCAGTGAGATTAAATTTCTAGGAAACTTGACTGTAAACAACAGTACGATGGTTCTAGGAACGGCTGTCATTGAAAAACCTGCCCGTTGGCACAAGACAGTCTCAATGAACGTGGTGGTTGCAGGCGAAAGACAGCCTGTTTTCTTACGTAAATACGAATACCTGCGTGAATATTGGCCTGATGCTACAGCTACAGGTGTTCCAGCTTACTACGCAGACTACGACTATACGCATTGGCTAGTAGCTCCTACGCCTGCGGCTGCTTATACCTTTGAAATCCTGTACTACCAGCGCCTGCAGCCGTTAGATGACTCTAATCAGACTAACTGGTTTACTGAATACGCCCCACAAGCTTTGTTATATGGCTCGTTATTACAGGCTATGCCTTACGTAAAGAACGACGACCGCATCCCTATGTGGCAGGCTCAATACCAGCAGATTATCCAGACACTTAAATCTGAAGATCTCCAGCGTATGGGTGATCGTCAAGCTGTTGCAATGGATAGCTAACCATGACTACTTACGTCTCCCCGTTTACTGGCGACGTTGTACAGCCTACAGACGTCAGTTATAGGTCTTTTAACCTATCTGCTAATACGACTCTGTTTTGGCCTGTAAATGGCAATGCTACGGGCAACTATGCTGCTCGTATCATGGAGGTAACGCCTACAGCGGGTAGCCTATCATTGACCATGCCTGCAGCCAATGAGGTATCTGTAGGTACTGACTCCCTTGTTAGGAATTTGACAGGCACACCTTTTACGGTCAAAGACAACGCAGGAGGCACAATTGTCACGGTTGCAGCCAATAAGGCGCAGTACATTTATGTCACGTCAAACAGTACCGCAGCTGGTACTTGGGGTGTTATTGACTTTGGTGCTGGCACCAGTTCTGCTGACTCTGCTACTCTTGCTGGGTACGGCTTACTGGCTATTACAACGACGCTAAACCAAAGCCATCCTTCTTCTGTTTTTACTAACGGCTACACGTTTGTGGCTGCTGACAGAGCTCAGACTAAGGTCTGGGCAAGTGGTACAGGTACGGTTTACCTGCCTGCGGTTGCTTCTGTTGGAAACAATTGGTTCTTTCTACTCAAGAATAACGGCACAGGCTCATTGACTGTTGACGGTTCTGGCGCAGAGCTTATTGACTTAGGTTTAACCAAAACATTTGCCCCAGATGAATCTGCGTTCCTTATTTGTACTGGCACAGAATGGGTAACTGTAGGCTACGGTAAAAGCTCTAACTTTGTTTTTACTGCGCTTACTAAGCCTGTTACTGGCGGCAGCTACACCATTACTCCTAGTGAGGCTGCGAACACTATTCAAGAGTACGTAGGCATATTGGTTAGTAATGTCACTGCTTATTACCCCCCAGCGGTTAACTTGTACGTCATTAGTAACCAAACAACAGACAATGGTTATACCTTGACGGTATCCACAGGGGTTGTTGGTGGCTTTAACGCTACGGTTCCCCCCGGTGCTCAGGTAACTTTGATCTGCGATGGTACAAACTTCTTAAACGCCAACACGGTGCAAGTTGGTGCGACTAACTTAAGTATCGTTAGTGGTACGGCTAACTTGCCGGGTATGAACTTTGCGGCAGAAACCAGTACAGGTATTTATCGCCCCGGCATTGGTCAGTTTGGCGTTTCAATTCAAGGCACTCTACGATCTAACTTAGATGCTACTGGGTTAACTATAGTTGGCGCGGTAAACGGCACAACTGGTACGTTTACTACTGGAATTTCTGGGGGCGTGTTTACATGACAAAAAAAGTATTCGCCCTTGATACTCAAGCTGGAATCCAACGAGACGGCACTATTTTTGACATGAACTTTTACACCGACGGACGTTGGGTAAGGTTTCAGCGTGGCCGTCCCCGTAAAGTATTGGGCTACCGTCAAATTACAGCCAAGCTGGCAGGCCCTTCGCGTGGTTTGTACGTCAACCCACAGCCTAACTTCAATTACGTCTACAACGGCTATTCTGACGGCTTGCAGGTCATCCCTATTACGAATAACGGGACTGGTTCTGGCGTGTCTGATTTTACTTTAACTAACTTTACGGCCAACGCTACTAACCTTTGGCAGTTTGATACGTTTTTTGATACGACTGGCGGCGGTACAGAAAGTTTAGTTGCTCATCCGGGTAGGAATCTGTCAGACATTGCAAACACTGTAGATACCCCTGTATTGATTGGCAATAGCACTGGCACCACAATGGCAGCAATGGCTAGTAGTGGTTCTTCAATTTCAGTATCTGGCGGCGTAGTCGTTCTTCACCCTTATGTGTTTGTTTACGGAAACAATGGGCTGATTAAGAACTGCGCTGCTGGTGATCCAACAAACTGGACAACGCTGCAGGCTAACGAGACAAACGTAGCAGGCTCAAAGATCGTCCAAGGCTTGCCAGTACGTGGCGGTTCTAACTCTCCAGCTGGGTTGTTTTGGTCATTGGATTCACTAATCCGTGTGTCTTATGCACCGCAAACTATTACTGTTGGAGCTGTAGCAACAACTTTATACTGGCGCTACGATATTATTTCTAGCCAGTCTTCAATATTGTCTGCTCAGTCAGTTATTGAATATGACGGTATTTATTACTGGTGTGGCGTTGACCGTTTTCTAATGTACAACGGTGTGGTCAAAGAAATCCCAAACAACATGAACCAGAACTACTTCTTTGACAACCTGAACTATGCTCAGCGTCAAAAAGTATATGTGACTAAGGTTCCACGTTATGGCGAGATTTGGTGGTTCTACCCTCGTGGTGACTCTACAGAGTGCAATGACGCGATTATCTACAATGTCCGTGAACAGACGTGGTACGACGCTGGGACAGCTCTAGGAGCCCGTAGATCAGCTGGTTACTTCTCTCAAGTGTTCCAATACCCTATCAACGTGGGCTGGGAATACCAGTCTATTGGGGGTGTAAATGCCACATCTATTACTAACGCTGGAGGTTCTTATACTAACGGCTCGTACACCAACGTCGCCCTTACTGGTGGTAATGGTACAGGGGCTATTGCAAATATTACGGTGGCTGGGGGTATTGTTACCGTTGTTACTATCGTTGATCACGGCGTCAATTATTCTGTTAGTGACGTTCTAACCGCAACTATTCCAGCTGGCTCTGGGTTCCAATTAACTGTAACTACGTTAATGAACTTTGTGTCTTTGTGGCAGCATGAAATAGGGACAGACTCAATTCAAGGTACGAACATAAACGCTATTGAGAGCTACTTCCAGACCAATGATCTTGGCTGGGTAGGTGGTGGCCCATCACAGCCTCAGCCAGTTGGTGAGAACCGTTGGATTCATTTAGAGCGTGCTGAGCCTGACTTTATTCAAACTGGCGACATGGAAATGTATGTTGTAGGACGCCCATTTGCTCAAGAGACTGACGTTACTACTGGCCCTTATGTGTTCTCCCCAACGACTGGCAAGATTGACTTGCGTGAGCAACGCAGAGAACTGCGGTTGACGTTTAGATCAAATGTGGCAGGCGGTGACTACCAGCTTGGTAAGTTGTTGTTAAACGCAGATATTGGCGACGTCAGGGGCTATTCAAATGGCTAATAACGTATCCCTTATTTACGACCCAAGAAACCATACGTTTGATAGCTGGGCTTCGCTTATGTGTGAGTTGTATGCAGCTCAACAGTTAGAGATACCTGCCAAAGATACTGATTGGCGTACATGGGGGGAAGGTCTTAAAGCTATTGATGTGTTCACTAACGAAGCTGTGCCGGGGACTATTCCATTCGATAACTGGATGGATTGGGCTCAGGCTGTCGTTGGCGCTGTTCAGCCAAGGGAATAATCGTGTCAGTTTCTAGTTTACCAAAACTCGATGACTTTAAAAAAGCTATTGCAGCCGTTAAAGCTGCCAATACTAAGTACACAACCGCCCAGAACAGCCTGAAGCCTTCCCAAGAGGCTATTGATAAAGCCAAGGGTCTTTTAGACACAGCTAGAGACACGCTTAATTCTCTGCAAGGTGACTACAACAATAAGTCGTATCTAAACAATTCAACGTATCAATCTGCTTACAGTACATATCAAACCGCCGCAGACAAAGCTAATTCTCTTGAAAGCTACTGGCGTTCACGGGACTGGTTAAATTCTGACTCTGGCTATCAGAATGCTGCAAATGCATACAACATAGCTAAAGACTTTATTGATTCAGGCAAGTACCTGCAGAATAACTCTGCCTATCAGACAGCGGCTAATAACTTAACAACAGCTCAGCAAAAACTTGAGACAGCTAAAAATTATTTAAATTCTGAAGACTATCTAAACAAGAACTCAACGTATCAAAACTTGTTGTCTGCACGTCAAACAGCTGAAAACACGTTAAATCAAGCACGAGACTTTTACGACTCTGGCAGGTATTACAGAGATAACTCTACGTATAACAATTATGTTAATGCGTTTAATGATGCCGACAGAAAGCTTAATGACCTACGTAATTGGAAAGACTCTGGTCGCTATCTTGAAGAGAACTCAGCGTACAAGAATGCTGTAAACGCAATACCTTCAAAAGAAGATGCACTGCGTGCGGCAGAGAACAAATTAGATAACTGGTCTGGTGCTCGTTCTGGTTCTGCTTGGAACAGTGCAGTATCTGCCAAGGTAGCTGCCGATACTGCCCTTGGTAACGCATGGACAGCTAGAGATAAAGCTGCTGAAGCCGCATCTAATGCTGCTGACACGCTTATTAGAAACCAAGACACTACACGTAGCACGGCAGAGACAAACGTCAATAAGACTAGAGACTCTTTAGAAGTTGCGGCTAACAAAGCACGAGAAACTGCTGAAACCACTTTTAACACTGTCAGAGAAAACATAGACAGGACTAAAGACACATTACGTCAGACTGCAGAGAATACTGTAAACACTGCTCAGTCTGCTTATGAGAACCTTCAGCCTGCTGTAGACAAGGCTAAAGAAACTGCTGCTAATGCTGCTAACACTGCAAAAAATACAGCAGAAACTAATAAGAACATTGCTGAGAATAAGGCAGATGAGTTGGCATGGGGTGCTTGGCAAAACTCAGCAAAGGCTGCTGACACTTACAATACTAAAGCAAACGATATTGCCAAAGGTCTTGAGTCAGTAGCAAACAAAACTGTTGAAACACAAAAGTCTGCTGTTGATTCACAGAACAGTATTTATGAAACAGCTCAGAACAAATACAACGATACATATAACGAGATTAAGCCAGACTTTGAAGACTACAACGCCAAGGTAGCTGATTTATCTAATTACGCTCAGACGTTTAAAGAAAACATTGGTGACATTAGTAATACTGTTGATGCTAAAGCAGCCAAAACTTTGCTTGATCAATTTAATGCAGAGATTAAGGGTAGCGGTATTCAAGAGCTACAAGATAAAGTTGCTCCATTATTCTCAGGTATAGACCCAACGGCAAATATACCAAAACTTAATGCTGCGTTTAAAAATGTTAACCCAGATGTTTTTTCAAATATAGATCGTGCTACTGGGATGCCAATTCTTAATCAAGCTGGTCTTGATAAAGTTTTGAATAAGTATGGCGACAACAACCTTAATTCTGGTCAATACCGCGATAACTACAATGCATTTGGTTGGAATAGTAGATCAGATGGTTCTTCAGTATCTAGAGGCCCAGCTATCCTTGGTTTGGATATGGGAAATATTCAAGCTGGAATGCAATCATCAAAGGGGTATGTTAAATCAGGAACTAGTACAGAAGCTACAGACGCTGATTTTAAAAAAGCTGCAGATACTCTTGAGTTAGATTTTAATAGTTACGTCAAACCAGTCAAGTTTGTCCCAACCGCAGGCTCTGGGTTAACTGCTGGAATAATTGAGACACCAAATGCTAGAAACTCAAAAGAATATACAAACCCAAATACTGGTGAGACTTATCTTGCGCGGATAGATAGTAAAGGTAATTTTACAAATAGTTTAGATAAAACAGCTCTGTACAACGATATTGCAGACAGAACAAAAGACTTTTATGTTGTAGCTAATGCCTTAGAAGCACCGGGTGCAAACAAACCAGCAGAACATGCTGCGGTTCTGTTTAAAGCTGACGGCGCTGGTAATTTAGTGCCTGTGATAGATGAAAACGGTAAAGCATCTGCAAGTTATTACAAAACGTCTACTGTTACTCATGCTGGATGGCAAGGGCAATTAGCTGAACTAGCACCGCTTATACAAATGGCCGCATTAGTTTTTGCGCCCCAATTAGGTGGGATGCTAAATAGTGCCATCGGAGGTATTCAAGTAAGCGCTGCAGTAGCTCCTACGGCTTTTACAATGGGACTGCCTGCGGTAACGCTTGCCCAGACTATTGGTGCTACTGGTGTAGCTATGATTTCTGGCGCAGTTCAGAATGCTGTTACATCAGGTTTGATGGGCGGTGATATAGGTAAGGCTGCACTTAGTGGTGCTATTAGCCCAGCATTAGCTGGCAACGCTAATAAAATTCTTGAAAATGTAGGTATTGGCCAAGATTCGATTGCAAAAATTGCAGCCGCAACAAATTTAAGCGCACAACAAGTTACTAACTTAATGGCCAACGGTTTAACAGTTGGTGTTACTGGAGCTGTTCTTGGTGATCCTAATGCGTTAGAAAATGCGTTGACTAGCACTGCAGGTCAATTTGCTGGTTATGAAGCTCAGAACTTAGTCTATGACACTTTAAAATCGGCTGACCCTAAAGTATTGGCTGCTACAGCTAATGCTGCAGGCAATGTGGCGAACATAGCTACTCAGACTACTATCAATGGTGGTGATGTATCTCTAGCGTTGCAGAACGCAATGCCATCTATTCTTACTGATGCTGCACAAGCAGGTAATGCTGTAAAACCTTCAACGCCGCCTCCTATTGAAGAGCGATCAACGTATCCAGAACCAGTTCCAGACAAGTATGAACAGATTATTGATGCTTTCGGTAATCCTATATCAAAAGGCGAACAATACGGTGACCCACTTGCTGCTTTAGTTGGATCTCAAGTTAACGGAACAACATTAAGTGATTTATCTACTACCAAAACAACAAGTAATCTGCCTACTGTATTTCCTAATGGAACTGTACAAATTAACCCTAATGTACAGTACGGAAAAATATATGAAACAACTGTAGATGGTCAAATTGTACAAGCAAGGGATGCTATCCGATCAGATGGGGAAAAAGTAACAATTTATTTTGACCCATCTACCGGAGAACATGCAACAACCGAACTAATTGGCTCTGTAAATTTATCACCAACATTAGGGGAAACTAAAGGAAATATTCTTGAGTCTCTTACTGGTGGGAAAGTTTTAGATTATGCAAATTTAACTGCTACAAAAAAATTCACATTAGATGGCGACCCAATCGTTGAATCACCATCTGGAAAATATTATGCTCTTAAAGAAGACGGAACAAATAAAGAATTAAATACAAGCGATTTATCTAAATCTCTTAAATTGTCAGGTAAATCTTCAAATGGAATGCCTCTTTTAGAATCACCAGATGGGAAATTTTATGTAGCAAATACAAAAACTAATGCAATAGAAGAAGCAAAAATAAATGCCCTATTTAGTTTTGGTACTCCACCGCCAGAAGTTACTAATAATATTGCTTTAGCTGGAACTGGTTCAACTAGTACAGTGCAACAAGATAAATTTGGGTTTATTGCTCAAGACTTCGGCACGCCAGAAGAAAAATTAAAGGCAATTACTGATGTAGAGACTTGGGAAAAATCAATACAGAATGACCCCAAAGCTACTGCTCAAGAAAAAACAAAAGCTGCAGAAATAACCAAAGCAATCAGGGATGCAAACGTAACCGCAACGCAGCCAGAGGTTCAACAGCCTGTTGTTACCCCTCCTGTAGTTACGCCACCAGAAGTTAAGCCGACAGAAACAAAACCAGATACAACTACTACTGCTGGTGGTTCGTCTACGGCGGCACCTACGCCTGCTCTCACGCCTCAACAGAAGGCAGATGAATTGCAAAAGCAAGCAGACGCAGCACAATCACAAGTTATGAATGCGGCAAACAATTACATTCTAAACCCAACGGTTGAAAACAAAGCTAAAGCAAGCGCCGCTGTATTAGATTATGAACTTGCGGCAAAGATTGCTGATGCCGCTAAGGCTGATTTAGTTTCAAAACCTGAAATACCATTGCCTAATGACGGCGGGAGCCCTACTAATCAACCCACTGAGGCACCATCAAGTTCACAGCAAACAGGGTCACAACAGCCAACGCAGACGCCCGGATCGCAAGAACCTGCACAACCCGGAACACCACAGCCTGCACAACCCGAAGTTCCGCAACCTTCACAGCCCGGCTTGCCTTTACCGCCGCAGCCGGGAGCAGATCAGCCTAGTCAGACTACTTCTACAACACCCGGCAGTGGTACATCTAACTTGCCGAGCACAAGCACTACGGCTGGCTTAGGTGGGACTGGCGCAGGAGGCGCAGGAACTAGCGGTAGCGGTACTACTGGCACTGGTACAGGCACAGGAACAGGCGTTGGGACTGGCACAGACATAGCTGGCATTTTATCTGCATTGGCTGGTGGACTTGGTGGTGGTAAAGTGCCAACAGTTGCGGGTGGATTAAGTCAAGTGCCAGCAGGCTACACAGCAGTTACTACACCATTGGCAAAAAGGCCAATCGGTGATTTATACCCAGTTTCAAATATGATGATGTCACCAGAAGAAATAGCTGCACGCTCAACTACTAAAATGGTTCGTCGTGGTGGCTTAGTTTCTATAAGGTAAAAAGGAAAAATTATGGCAGCGGATCCAGTAACCCCAGCAACAGACTTGCTTGGCTCGTTAGCAGGACTAATGGGCACCAATACGGCTAAAGGAGCTACGCTTGGCGCTCTGATGAGCAAGTTGTTATCGTCTATTGAAGCTCCGGGAGGAGTTAATAAGGGCGTAGACATGTCTAAGGTTGGGAATATTGCGCCTAGAACGACGCAGATTCCCACTGGACGTTATATCCCTTATGCTGAGTATGGCGCTAGAGATACACAGCCAGCAATCACGCCAGAGCTGGCAAGGGCTTTAGGTATCCCTATGGGAATGGGTGCTCAACCTCCACTATCTCAATATACTGCGCGTCCTCAGATGGACGTTAACGCTCAGCAAAAGTCTATTACTTCTGCTGGCACAGGGTTAAATACCCAATTAAACCCAACGATTACGCCTCGTGGTAGCAACACTATTGACCCTTTAACTGGTGCTCTTTTGGGTGCTTCATTGGGCTACATCATGCCTGAGAGCCAAGCTTATACTTCTTCTGGGGCAACTCAATCTGGCATTAACGCTTTGCAAAATTTTGGGAAATCTGGGGTTGATGCATTTGGTGGTTTATTAAAATCTGTGCCGGGGTTGTCTAGCGCTGGTAAAGCTATTAGTGATTGGGCTAATTCAAACAACTATAACTATCTTAATAACTACGGATCTACTTATAGCCAGCCAGCTAACCCTGATACGGGTATTTATAATTATCCTGTTTACAAAGACGGTGGCATGGCGGCTCCTTTAATGGCAGCTGACGGCGGTGAAGTACAGCAGCCTAGTTACTACACCTTTGGCCAAGTAGTTAACCCTGCAGACATCCTTAACCAGATGGCACAAGGCGGCCAACCTAAGCAGGGTGGCTTACATGTCCCTACCGTAGAAGGTCGTCATGACTACCGTAACGGATCCCGTGTTACAGGTGAAGGCGATGGTCAGTCTGACGATATACCTGCAATGCTTGCAGATGGCGAATACGTATTTGATGCTGATACTGTTGCCCAATTAGGTAACGGATCAACTAAAGCAGGATCAGACTTACTAGACAAGTTTCGTGAAGAAATCCGTTCGCATAAGCGTTCGGCACCAGTTAACAAAATACCTCCACCAGCTAAGTCACCCTTAGCATATATGGCGGCTGCACAAAAGAAAGTTAGGGGCTAAAAATGGCTGACATCTTCCAAGGCGACGTACTACCGTCAATTACCAGTACAACTCAAGCTCAGACTACAGCGCCTGAGTTTTATACTAATTACCTTCAGGACGTAGCTAACTTAGGTCAAGCAGGCGTTCAGATGGGTGGTGTGGCAGGTATGTCACCACTGCAGCAGCAAGCCCTCTCAATGGCTCCACAGGCGGCTTTCTCTGGCTTAGGGACTATGGGGGCAGGCGCTAATATGGCGGCTCAATCTGGGATGACTACAGCTCCTCAGATGGTCGGTCAGTACATGAACCCATACAACCAGAACGTAGTAGAAGAAATGGGTCGGTTGCAGGGTCGTCAGATTAACGAGAACCTATTGCCTGCGATGCAAGGCGCAGCTGGTTCTATGGGATCGTTTGGCTCGTCTAGACAATTCAATGCTACTGGCAACATGTTAAGAGACATGCAGTCTAATCTTATTGGTCAGCAGTACGGTGCTTTGAATACTGGCTACAACAATGCTATGACGGCTGCTCAAAATGACTTGCAACGTCAAATGCAAGCGGGACAAGCTTTAGGTGTTTTAGGTGGCCAACAGCAACAAGGCGCTACCAGTGGGTTAAATACAATGTATGGACTAGGTAGCAAAGAACAGGAATTAGGTCAAAAAGAATTAGACTACCCAATGACTGCAGCTCAGAACTATGCCAAGTTAATGCAAGGTTTGAATATTCCTACTGGTGAGACTAAGCAAACTGCAGGTTCTACTGGCTACACAAACAGCCCACTGTCGCAGATCACTGGTTTGTTAGCTGCATTAGGTTCATTTGCAAGCCCCGGCTCAACAACTACATTAAGCCCAGCGGCTGCTTCTGGTCGTGCTGAAGGCGGCGCAATCAGATCAGAAGCCCCTACAGCATCTTCAAACATCCCCTCTGGCGCTGCCTACCATGACGGCCAAGGCAACTTTTATGATGCAAGCGGCAACTTAGTGAGGTAATCATGGCAGGTTTAGATAATGTTGGGAGTGTTCCCCAAGAAGTAGCTGTGCCGCAAAAAACACAGACAGAAGACGCTTTCTCAACAATGTTGAAGTCGTCTCAAGAAAGAGCTCTTGCTGGTCAACGAGCTCTTGATTCACGTAGAGATCAACTTTTGCAATTGTCTCAAAAGCGTTTATTTGATCCTACGTTAATGAGATTTGCTGGCGCAATGTTAGCGCCCACTAAGACAGGATCTTTTGGTGAATCCTTGGGCTATGGCGCAACAGCTGCTGCCGAAGAGCAAGAGAAGGAATTTGCACGTCAACAGGCTTTAGGCAAGTTGCAGTACGAGATGGAGCTTGAATCAATTAAAAACAAGAAGGCTGCTGCAATCCCTGAGATGTTAATGAAACTTCAGCAGGGCAATGCTCCTATGGCTGCTAAAGCGCCTCCTATGCAAATGCCACCACCTGCTATAGATGGAGCTCAACCTGTAGCCCAGCCAGTAGCAAGACCTAACAGAGCTCGTGGTGAAGGTGGATTACTGCCTAATATTACTGATGCTCAGTTAGCCATTATGTCGATGGATCCAGATTTAAAGCCAGCCGCTGATGCAGAAATGAGGCTTCGTGAAGAGCGCCGTAAGAGCCGTGAAGAATTTATTATTGCTGGCGAAAAACGATTCTTGTATCCAGACGAAGTGCAGGAAATGCAAAGCTTGGCTAGTTCTGGAAATATTGACGGTCTTAGAGAATTCTATCGTCGTATCAATGTCCCATTCAATTTTATTGAAGACAAGAGTTCCCCCGGTGGTATGCGTTTAGCTACAGCCACAGAACTTGAGGCAATGAAATCTAAAGCGGTAGAAGCTGAAAAAGCTAAGTACGGTGAGCAAAAAGAATACACAGTTACTTATGCTGGTGTTTCACGTAAGTTTCCATTTACGCCTGCCCAATACCTTGAGTACATGGACGCTGACAGCAAAGGTCAGGGTGATGCATACATCAATAAGATGTTTAAGATTAAAGGTGCAGGTACTACAACCTCTGGCACAACAACTACTGGTGGCGAATTACCCCCATCTAAATCAGAAGAAGCTGTTCAACAAGCACAAGAGACAGAGCGCGGCAAGAAGCGAGTTGAAGCTTCTGAAGCTACCCGTGAAGCATTGTTTGAATCGTCTCGTGCTTCTCGTCAGCTTATTCAAAACTCTGATCAGATCATTCAGCTGGCTACAGACCCAAAGACTAAAGAAATCTTTGGTGTGTTTGCCAAGCCCGGCATTTTGAATGCTTTGGGAACAATAGTGGCTGAGGGGGCTAAAGTAGGTAACTATTCTATTAGTTTGCCTTCTGTTGAAAATGCTATGCGTAAAGCTGGTGCTACTGAAGAAGAGATTAAAGCTTCAGCTGTTGCAGCTCGTATCTTTGCTCAGAATGAACTTGGCTTCCGTAAGATGTTCTTGTCTGGTCAGGGCTCTGTGTCAAACATGGAAGGCGCTGTTATACCAAGGTTCTCTGGTGACTTGTCTGATTCTGCAGGTGCTGCTCAAGCTAAAGCTGAGATGACTAAGGCTCGTGCAGAGTTAGATGCGGCTGCAGCTCGTATGCTTCGTGAATGGGAGCGTCGTCCTGAAAATGCGAAGAAGAACTTCTCAGATTATGAAGATTCCAAAGAGTACAACCGCTTGTTAGATGGTTACGATGCAAAGCTTAAAAAGATTATGGCAGTTCACTTCCCCGGTGAGAAATTTAACACCCCCGCTAATCGTCCAGCGGGTGTTGCGCCTAGTAGATCCTCTGCATCTGGTAATGTTTCTCTAGATCAGAATCAACCACCCGGCGTAGACATGAATGTTGTTAACAAGTTTAAGAAAAAGATGGGGGGTCAATAATGGGCGCTGAGGCTATTTTAGATGACCCTGATTACATAAACGCTAACCTTGAGACTAAGCGCGTTATTTTTTCTAGGTTTGTAGCTAAGACTCCTGAGTTTGCTAACGCTAACGCAGAGACTCAGCACGCTATTATTGAAGCAGCTGGTCTAGCTGAGCCAGAAGCGGGTGGTGAGCCATCATTCTCTGACGTATCTCCTGCAGCCCCCTCTTCAGCACCTACGCAGCCTGCTCCTGCTGAATCAAGCATGATCCGTGACATACAAGCCTTGTCACCAGATAAACAGGCTGGGGTAGCTACTGGGGCTGCAGTTGGCATGGAGGCAGGGCGTAGAGAAGTCAAAGCTGCTAAAGCCCCCCAAGCTGTAGATTCACGCGCACCCGGTCAAAAGTGGATGTCTAAAACAGGCTACGGTAAAGGCGAAGGTTATACCGTCCAAGAGGTAGCTGAAGCTTATGAGCGTGCCAAGAACAAGGGTAAGATCAGTAGCAAGATTTCTCCCGGTAGACCTTTAGGCATCGAGGGCTGGGCTGAACAGAAGAAGCTGGCAGAAGAGCTGGCATCTAAAGCTAAATTATCTGAGGGTGCTAAGACTGCTACAAGGCTTTTGGGTAAGGTTCCTTTAGGTAGCACTTTAATGGGTGCTGGGGCTGGTTTAGAGGGCGCACAAGCTTATGAAGCGTACCAACAGGGGGATTACCCCTTAGCGGCTATTCACGGCCTTGGAGCGCTTGGTTCTGCTGCTTCTTTGATCCCCCATCCTGCAACTAGGTTGGGTGGTGGTGCTTTGTCTTTACTGTCTGTCCCCGCAGCTGAGATGTACAAACGATTTAAGAAATAACGGTGCCACTGGACTCCCCGAACGTGCTTGACGTTCCCAGTGGATTACCCCCTAGTTGGTGCTAGGGGGTTTTTTTTAGCCTCTGCGTTCACGTATTACACGAGCAATCTCAGGGTTTAGGGCGTCTACAATCTTTAGAATCTCATCCCGTTCAGCCTTAGCTATTGCTTGCCCTGCAGTAAGAATCAACTTTTCAGAATATTCAATCAACTCTATTTCGTCAGGGTATATGCCATCTTTGATCTGGTTATTACACTGAAAGTAGACTTGCTTGATTAGCTCTTCGTTGACGTACTTTTGTGCGTCTTGTCGTAGTTCATTGCTCATTCTTTTCCCTTTCTTTAATCATTGCGTCTGCGTATTCATAAGCCGCACGGGCAGCACCTGTTGGAGGTTCCGATTCGCATAATGAGACAAGTGCAACTGCAGCAAAGTAATCCCTCAAGTCCATGCCTTCGCTTCTGTGGTTTGGGAATGCTTTCATTTATGTCTCCAGTCTCATAATTTCAAATGCTTGTTTTTCGAGATCTTGCCTACCAGTATGACCGCCCTTACCAAATGCAAAATGAGCATAAGACGCCGATGCAGTAGATACTTCATTTAATTCAAAATTTCCCTTTGGTACGTAAGTAATTTCTCCAACTTTAAGCGGTTGAATATATTGCCTTACGTATTCGCGCAATGTCCCTCTTCCGTATTTGTCAGCATACGACCTACCCCTCCTGCTCTTTTGTTTTTTTGTAAGAATTTCCAGTGTGCCGTGTTTTTCTTCCCCAGCAAGAATGGCGTACTCAACCCCAATAGAGTTAAGCAACTTGATTGCTTTAGTTAAAGTCATTCGTTGAATTTCTAACATGTTGTCCTCACTCGTGGTTGTTTTTGAGCTGCCAATAATTTAATAAATTCTGGAACATCTTCCAGCCCTTTTGTATGTCATCTTCAGCCCATTCATGGACATGCGCCAAGTCTGGGTTATTCCGAGATACAAAGACGTTTGCACACTTGGCACTAGGTAGACCTAGACCTGCTCGGTAGGCTGCGAGCTGTAGCATGTGCTCGTCGTATGCCAAAGGCTTAGACAAGTCTTTAAAGTCCTTAGTCTTGATGTCTATGACTATTCCATCGCCGTCAGCGTTAAACATGTCGCATTTCCCGCCAAACCCTAGCTCATGGGAGAAAGACTTCTCACAGACCCAGCTACGAGCCCCGTAGAAGGCTTCTATAGCCTTTTTGCAGCTATCAACATGGTGTGGGTACTTGGAAGCTGTGCGACCCTCGTAGAAGCCCTGTATTGCAGCGTGGATCTCTGTACCTAGATCAGCTGCGTCCCTGCCCTGTTGTTTAGAATCTGACAGGACGCGCTTTAGCCAAAGGTATTCAGGCTCACCGTCCTGCCGTGGTAATGTCAAAGCCGCCAGAATTGCCTGCTCCTGCAACCACACTGTAAGAGCTGGCTTGGCTGCTACATTTATAATCCCACTGACTGAGGGGACTAGGTTGAGCTCTCTGGCATCCCGCAAGGTGGTGTTACGCATCTTGCCTGTGCTCTTGCCCATAATTGTGTACATCGGATCCCCTTCACGGGTGTACCAATGCCCAGACTCTGCTGCATGTTCTTTAGCAATCATAATTTTTCCTTTGGTGGTTATTTTTTACGTTCTTGAATCTTGCGTTCAATCTCGTCATACGCTTCATCAGATCTGATCTTAGAGTTAACAGCATCGTCCTGACGTATCTGATCAACCACTAGCTTATTCATGTCGCCTAGTGGGTACTTCAGAAGAACGTAAGCAACGTACTTATCACCCTCTTGGAAGACCTGAGCTTTTTCTTCTTGAACTCCGCTTATTTTTATTTTGATGGCTTCTTGAACGGCAGTTATAGACACGTTGTTAGACCCACTATCATCCATAAATAACTTCATGATGGAATTGACTTCGCCTTGGATGGTGGTGGCAAGCTGGGCTCTAGCAAGCATGGTGGCTTTAGTAACAGCCATCTGTACATCACGGGACTTGGCTGCAGCCTTTTCATACAGGGCGTCAGCATCTTTGGGGGGCTTTAGATACCAGTCAGGTATCTGATCTATCTGTCTGGCGACTTCTTTTTTTATGTCTTCTTTAGCACTTTGAGCTTCAGTCTTAAATACACTGCAACCCACTAAAGCAATAAGGCAAATCCACGCTAATAATTTTTTCATGATAATTCTCTCTATTGAAGTTTATGGCTCTTGTCTTTAGCCCACACTAGGTAAGGCATTCTGACGACTCTTCTTTCGCTTTTCGGGATCTCTTGAATTCTCTGATTAAACTCTGCTAATGAGAATGTCTTCCTAAATGAGATTGGCCGCTTTGTTGCAACTGCAATCATTACTTCGCCTGCTATGTTCCCGTTAACTTTAACCTTTGGGAAAGTAGCCCAAAGAACTAATGGAAGATCAGGAAGCTCTACTTTGCTAGTAATTACTTCTTCAAACTGATACAGGAACTGCACTTGCTCATGACGCTCTAAGTACGGTGAAAAGTAAAACAGGTTTAAAAACATTGGTTGGGTTGGATTGACTATTACTTTGAATAGCTCACCTTCCCGTAATTGAGTTTTAGATACCCGTATTTCTGGGTCAAACCCAATGTCAGACTTCCCACTGTCTTTAGTAAGAGCAACCTCAACAGCAACTTTACAAGACCGTATGCTTGATCCTGACACCTCTGTACTCAACTTTCGCAGGCCAGTCACCATGCCCTCTGTGTATGACGTAGACGAGATCAGCATTTGGCATACTTCCTCGCTTGCTTCATTACACAGCTGGTATTGAGACGTTGATACAGCTTCGCCTGCTACTTGTCTTACTACGCTAAAGATCGCTTTATTCTCTGCAGCCATACACGCAGCACGTTCCGACACGTCAGGGCCAAATGATTCTATTGCTTCCCCTCGATGCCACTCTGGTTGCGATGTAGATGTAATCAGGCTAAACAGAAGTGACAGTATTTGTTTTTCCATTTTCGCTAATAAATTCTTTAATATCCGCTATGGTCATTCCAGTCTTCTCATGAATCAGAATCATGATGTCACCACTAATACCAACAACACCATGTCTAATCTTGCTAAGCGCTGGGGGGCTAATCCCCAAAGCAGCACACAATTGTCTGTCGGATAGAATGTTGTATTCAGTCTTTAAGAAATCAAACAACGCATGCGCTGGGGCCATTACAGTCTCCTAAAAATCAATATCATCTAATGTGTCATCAAAAGATTGATCTTTAACCTTACCCTTTTTACGTTGCCATTCAGGGCTGTTGCCGATCTTCTCTTTAAGCTTGGCACCGAAGGTTTCAAACATTGGCATGTCTGGGTCTTCAATACTAAAAAGCTTTGCATCGTTATGGGGATCAGGTAAGCCTGCTTTCTTGATGTTTGCAGGCACTGGGTTGATGTTGTTGATGTTGGTGTATTCCTTGCCATCATGACCTATAGACTTAGCTACAGAGATCATTGCCCAGACGCCTAAGAGCTTCTTCAACTCAAAGCCTTTGCGCTCGTCTGCAGTAAAGGCCGAGCCTCTCCATGACTCTAGGTCAAGGGATAGGTTAGCCTTCTCATTCAAAGACAAGGTGTAGTTCTTAGATATAGACAGTGGCTCACCCTTGTCAGTCAACAGTGGGTTGCCATCGTCATCAATAGAATGAACTTCAAACTGAACCATAATCTTTCGCAAGTGTTTCTCTTGACCCATGTACGTAGATTTTTGCGTACCCATGTCAATGATCCGATAACACCGTGCTAAGTGAAGACCGGGTGGAACAGGGGTAAACGACCCGCCGCTAGATTCTGCTTTCGCTATAAGACTCATTTGTTTTCCTTTGTAGGGCTTTCAGACCACATTCATAATAGATGACAGCCCAATCGTCATCTGTGGCCATATGATTCACTGCACGCCGTAGCGCTTCTTCTAGTTGCTGCTGTCGCTCTAAATTCGCTTGATGATATTCGCTGTCCATAAATTCCTCAATTTTTAGTTATTAACATAAGAGCAAAAAGAAAACCACATACCGCTAACATAGTTCCTATACGTCTAAGCTTTTCACGACGGATAGAACCTTGGTCATTAAGTATTGCTAACTGAATAATCTCCATGTCATACGTTAAGTCTTTTGTAGGTTTCTTCTCGTAGTAACTGCCGATCTTGATGCCAGCCTTAGTTACGTAATATTTAACCTCGTTCTTTTTCTCCATTGTGTAACTCCTCCTTAATTTTTTGCATCTTATATCATTTAATTTGCACTTACAATACCTTGCGTTAAAAATTCTGTCATGGTTTAATATGGCATTAACGAAAGGTTTGTTATGAATTTAAACGATTTTTTTACTGAACAACCTCATGGGTCGAAAGCAGCTATGGCTAAAACCTTGGGAATAAGTAAAACTTGGCTTAGCCTAATTATTGCTGGGAAAAAATTGCCTTCGCCTGCATTGGCTAGGGCTATTTCGGAATATACCAAACGTAAGGTCAGCCGCAAGATTTTACGACCAGACATATTTGGAGTATGATCAATGGGACTAGCTAGAGTAGCTCTCGAAAAGCCGACCTTCGTCACCGGCCTGCATAGTCCCACCCTATTTAAGTGACGAGAACCTCAGGCGAGGGTCTTATGCATTACTACCAGTTCCACATTGGCGACTATAGGTCAGCCACATCCCATTTAAGTAACGAAGAAGACTTAGCATATAGGCGTTTGCTCGATATGTACTATGACACTGAGCAACTAATACCGCTGGATATCCAGTGGGTATCCCGTAGGTTACGCTTAGGTTCTGAAGTTGTGCAAACCGTGTTGAATGACATGTTTGAGTGTACTGAAAATGGGTATAGGAATAAGCGTGCTGATGACGAAATATTGGCTTATCAGGCATACTTGCTTAAACAGAAACTCAACGGAAAGCTAGGTGGCAGGCCGAAGAAAAGCCAAGCTAAACCCACCGCTAACCCAAGCCTAAGCCAAGAAGAACCCAAAAAAAGCCTAACCACTAACCATAAACCAATAACCAATAAAGACATTACGTCAGCTGACGCCGACTTCGAAAAGTTTTGGGAAGTTTGGCCTTCAAGTCAAAGGAAGGTGGCAAAACAAAAGTGCTTGGCAATTTGGAAACAAAAGAAGTTGTCTCAAAAGACTGACCAAATCATTGCTCACGTAAAGTCTTTGAAGTCTACGAAGCAATGGACTGATGGCTACGATCCAGCTCCGCTGACTTATCTTAACCAAGGTCGTTACGACGATGGTATTCCTGATGCTGCTAACGAGACTAAGGCTATGGGGGTCAAAATTCTATGAGCGCTTTAGAAACCCTGTTGTCTCGGCTGACTAAGGTCAAAGGTAAGCGTGACTCGTGGACTGCCTGCTGCCCTGCCCACGAAGACAAAAGCCCTAGCCTTGCCATACGCCAGATTGATGACGGTCGAATCCTGATGCATTGCTTTGCGGATTGCTCTATCCAAAGCATCATGGCAGCTGTTGGGATGGACGTAGGTGACCTGTTCCCGCCTGACGAAAAACGACAGCTGTACAGTGATCCTATGAAGCCTCTGAAGGTTTCTTTTTACGCAACCGATTTGATGCGGATTATTCATTTTGAGTCAACCATTTTGCAGATTGCAGCCTTTGACGTAAGCGAAGGCAAGAGTCTGTCTGATACTGACCGTCAGCGTGTCAGATTAGCTCACGAACGAATTACGGAGGCTATGCGTTATGGCAACGTCTAATCTAACTTTCATCGAGGAAAGAGCTAAGGCTCTTGACGAAGAGCGCCGCCTGCGGATTGTAAAGTCTCAGGATATTGATGTTGAGAAATATTTAAAGACTAACGATATTACGCATCAGGTACATGAGCCAAACCACTGGCTGCAGGAAATGATCAACCAGTTTGATCAGCCTGAGCGCAAAGAATCTTTAGGTTACTTATGCTGGGGCAAAACTAATGATGACTTCCAATATCGTTTGGGTGAGGTAACGATTTATGCTGGCACCAATGGCGGTGGCAAGTCGTTAGTCACTGGGCAGATTGCTCTTGGGTTGATTAAGCAGAACAAAAAGGTTTGTATTGCCAGCTTTGAGATGAAGCCCATGCAAACTCTTAACCGTATGCTTCGTCAGTTTTCAGGGACTAACTTTGATAACCCGTATAAGAAAACTTCAAAGCCTGAGTTTCAGATTATTGCTGACAGGTTTTTAGGATTTTCTAATGAAAAGCTGTGGCTATACGATCAACAAGGAACGACTAATGCTCAGCAAGTAATTGCAATGACTAGGTACGTTGCGGTTGAGCTTGGTGTGACTCACGTATTTATTGATAGTCTGATGAAGTGCGTGGCTGCTGAAGATGCATACAACGATCAAAAGTATTTTATTGATGAGCTGTGTGCAGTTGCTCGTGATCACAATATCCACATTCACTTAGTCCATCACATTAGAAAGTTGGGCAGTGAAGAGAATATGCCAAGTAAAACAGACATCAAAGGCACTGGTGCAATCACAGACCAAGTAGACAATGTGTTCTTGGTGTACAGAAACAAAAAGAAAGAGCATGACATACAGGCTGGGAAGATGATTAGTGATGATGTACCTGACATGTATTTGATGTGTGAGAAGCAAAGGAACGGTGAGTTTGAGGGGTGGATTTCTTTGTGGTACAACGGTGAAAGTCAGCAGTTTGTAGAAAGATTTGGTGGTGTGCCGATGGCGTTTGATCAGACGGGGGAATTTTGAATGACATTGAACAACACAAATACAGATGCCTTGTCAGAGAAGTTATCCGTATGCGAATCAGAAGTAGGGATGAGGCACATAAGTTTTTGGCTGGCTGGGTTCGACCTGATGGAAGTTGGGCCAAGGGTTGGAACGAGCTGCATCCTAGAAGTACGCTTGAATCAGATGTTAAGCAACAATGGAAACTTGGCAATCGTGGAGAAGACGGAGACTGGAAATGAGTGAATTAAGTAATTTTCAAAAGAATTTTTTAGCAGGCAGTGGCCATGTAGAAGTGTTCACCCAAAAAGAGTTTGATGAAGCTTTGACGTTAGCCAGAGCTGAGATCATGACTGTAGCTATACAGACCACAAAGCAAGCTATTTTGATTGAGCGTGAAGAGTGCGCCAAATTAGCTGATGAATGCGTTGACATAGAAAAACTGGGCGATGCAATTCGTAATCGCATACCAGCACAACGCCAGTGATCTGGATCGGTATTGACCCCGGCTTACGGTCTGGAGCAATAGCTTCAATAGACCATAACGGGGGGTTTGTTGCGGCTCATGACATTCTTGCTGATGGCGATAAGATTGACGTCAAAGCTTTGAAAGAGCAGATCTATCGCATAACAGTACCGGGTGATAGTTTTGCTATATGCATTGAGCATGTAGGTGTAAGACCGGGGCAGGGAATATCTAGCTCAGGTAAATTTATGAGGGCGTTTGGTGCCATTGAAGCTGTAGCTGCATTGTTGTCTGACAGAGTTGATATGGTGTTACCGCAGGCATGGAAAAAAGTTATGGGTGTGACTGCGGAGAAAGAGAAGTCTTTGGTTATGGCAAGAAATTTATTCCCTGATGCGATGTTAAAGTTAAAGAAGCATCATGGAAGAGCCGAGGCTTTATTGATAGCGGAGTATGCAAGGAGGACATTCGGATAATGGAAAATGATGAGATGAGATGTATGTTTGCTGCGTTTGCTTTACAGGGGCTAATGTCTTCTGTTGACCCTGAGATACTTGATAGTGAGCCCAACAGACGATTCATTGCGGAGGCTGCGTTTGATATGGCTGACATGATGATGGGGGTCAAGAATGTTACAGCAAGACATTAGCATTTACGAAGCGTTCATGCGAGGTGACTCTGTAGGGTCGTTGGCCAAGCGTTTTAAATTAGATAAATCACAAATAAAAAAGGTAATCAATCGTGTTGGAACAGAAAGAAACTCCACAAAACCCGAGGTTTTGCACGAACTGCATGCAGCGCAAGCCAATACTTAACGGGACATACAAGGTATTCGACAATGGGAACAGACAGAGATGGATTTGCGAGAAATGCTCGCTTAGAAAAGGCAAGACCCACATCGTCAGAAAGACTGGAATTTAAACTGACGTTGTTGGCTTTGGCTGTAGTTCTTGGGGCATTTTCTGCTTTAGCGATTATTGGCGTATCTATGATTTTATGGCGAATTTGGGGGTAACTATGAGCGAACGAGAGATTGATCCACAGAAGGCAGTAGATTTTATTCGTGACCACGGGGCTAAGCTGGCACATGCTAAGGCAACTCGGATATACATTGAAGAGTTCCGTAAATCTAAGAAAGCGTTGCTAATGAAGCAATCCTTAGAGACTGCAGTTAACGCCCAAGAACGGGACGCCTACAGCCACCCAGAATACCTACAGCTTTTAAATGACCTCAGGGCTGCCGTAGAGGCCGAGGAAGCGCTCAAATGGCACATGGTGGCAGCGGAGGCACGCATCGAGGTTTGGAGGTCACAGGAAGCCTCTAATCGAGCCGAATACAGGGCTACGATTTGAACAACAAACTCACAGCATCTGAAAAAAAGCATCTGGGGCGGGTCAAGAGCCTGCCTTGTTCCGTTTGTAATGCCCCTCCCCCGAGCTCAGCTCACCACGTTAAACAGCACCAGCAATACACGGCTGTAGCTCTTTGTTACGACTGCCACCAAGGGTCAATGATGGGATGGCACGGTAACCGCAGGGCATGGGCTATACGGAAGATGGACGAGCTAGATGCCTTAAATGTAACTATCCAGCGTTTACTGTGTGATGGGCTGTCAATTGAAAAAGATGAAAATATATTTTAAAAAGGGGTTGACACACCGTTTAATAATAAATTAAAGTATCACTACTGCGACGTGCAGGACAGCGAAAAGGAAGCGACACCATGAATAACGATCTAAACACAGTAGACACACTCGGCGCACTCTTGGCACAGATTGCTGACTTAACTAAGCAAGCTGACGCAATCAAAGATGGCTTCAAAGATTCAGCTACTGCACCTAACGGCAGCAAAGTATTCGAGGGCGACATGTTCAAAGCCACTGTTATCGAAGCTAACCGCGCCACAGTCAATTACAAAAAACTTTTAGCAGACCTCGGTGTTACTGAAGACACAGTAGCTCAGTACACAAGCACATCTGCAGTCTTCTCAGTCAAAGTAACTTCACGTTAATTACAAGGGGCTTCGGCCCCAAGGGGGCAGTAATGAATCGCAAAGACATTATTCGCGTATTTATGGACGCGGATGGCCACATGAACGATTTTAATGGTGGCATAGAAATTAGTTGGGACAACCTTATGAAAGGCGCTATGCAATTGATTGAAGCAGAACGAGAAGCGTGTGCAAAGTTGTGTGAGGAAATGGCTAGTTGGCACGGAGACTTAGTTACTGCTGCATACGACTCCGCTGCTGATGCAATACGCAAAAGGGGGTAGGAATGACTGATCGCGAATTATTTAAAATGGCTTTGGCTGCGCTGGAAGCTGCGTATCACCCTGACACAAAGGCTGGGGAAGTGATGGAAGCGATCAGCGCCAGATTAGCTGAAGATGAAATAACACCTGACGGTTACTACAAAGTCGCTGCGTGGATAAAGGAGAAGCCATGAAAGATTACTCAGACTACGAAACACAACGCGCAATTCTGCTTGAGTATATGCAAGTCATGATAGCTCGGGGTGATTGGCACGGGGTATCAGATGCCGCCAATGATCTACGTGTACTTGAGGCTGAGGAGAAGAATCCATGAGCAAAGAAAGTAAGTTTTGCGAATGCTGTGGGGCTAAAACCGTTAGGTACAGGCATTCTTTCAGCAAGCCATTAGCTATGGGCTTGTATAGACTTTATGAATCAGGTGGAGGGCCAATTAACCTAAAGCATATTGGGTTGACTAGATACCAGTGGACTAACTTCCAAAAGCTAAGGTACTGGGGTTTAGTGGCTCCAGCACATCGTGAAGATGGGACAAGAATAGATGGGGAATGGATCATTACGCCCGAAGGCAAAAGATTTATTGATCTAGGTACTGCTATTCAAAAGGGTGTTTGGACGTATAGAGGGGAAGCGGTAGAGTTTGATGGGAATACTTGCTTCTTTCTTGACATGCATGACCCAACCTATAAAAAGCGCCCTGAGTATTGGGCAGAGGCTATTGCGGCACAGGGGGATAACTATGATTGATCCTGATGAAATGGTGATGTGGGTGTGCATAGCTTTAGGCTTTGCTATTGTGATAATGATGACTGAGGGGATGATTTGATGTTGCCAGTGAACTGCGTATTTATGCTGAAGTCAGCAGCGTTATCAAAAGACATAGACCAAATCCAACATGCTATAGATATGGTAAAGATTTTGTCGCCTGAGAACTTCTTACAAAATGAGCAAGACATGAGGCAAAGGGTCTTTTACCACAGACCATTTGGTATGCATTGGTCTGGTGATTATCGGGCAGATAGAATAATTTATTAAAAGTAAGGAAAGCCAAGATGAAAGATTTGTTTGGTTACGAGCAGTTTGATTGGCAGAAAGAATGGCAAGGTATGCCTGAGTTTATTCAGGAAGACCTTATGCCCTTCCGTGCAATCAATGTCCGATTTAGGAATGAAGAGGACGTGCAAGAGTTTGCGAAGCTGTTGGGGCAGGTCATTACGCCTAAACAAAAAGCGCTTTGGTTCCCCTTCGCTGAGTTTCGTAGGGCATCACACTTGAGGTATGTTGATGAATCCTAAGTACCCTGTTTACATTGTGTCTAAGGGGCGCTGGAAGACGCGCCTAACAAGCAAGGCTTTGGAACGTATAAGCGTGCCGTACTACATTATAGTGGAGCCGCATGAGTTACATGACTATGCCAATGTTATTGACCCTGCGAAGGTGTTGGTGTTGCCTACGGAATACCTGCGCGACTATGACACTTGTGATGATGTTGGTGAGGCACTCGGAAAAGGCCCGGGTGCTGCTAGAAACTTTTGTTGGGAACACAGCATAGCTCAAGGCGCGGCACGCCATTGGGTTATGGACGACAACATAGCCAGCTTCAATAGGCTCAATCGCAACTTAATGGTTAAGGTTACCTCTGGCACGATATTCAGGGCGGCAGAAGACTTCGTTGACCGTTACGAAAACGTCGCCATTGCTGGGTTTAATTACGATTTCTTTGCTAAAGCTAAGGAGCCACTGCCTGCGTTCGTGATGAACACCCGCATCTATTCCTGCCTGCTTATCGACAACAGCTTACCAATGCGCTGGCGTGGGCGTTACAACGAAGATACTGACCTGTCCTTACGGGCGCTCAAGGCTGGCCTATGCACCGTGCAGTTCAATGCTTTCCTACAGGAAAAGGCTACTACCCAAACAATGGCAGGCGGCAACACCGACGAGTTCTACGCCAAAGAGGGGACGCTCCCTAAGTCCCAAATGCTAGAGCGCCTGCACCCTGACGTGGCTGAGGTGGTCTGGAAGTTCAATCGCTGGCATCACCGCGTTGACTATGCCCCATTTAAGAAAAATGGCTTGAGCCTGCGCCCAGACTTAGTTGCCCCAGAGGGCATTGACAACTACGGGATGACCTTAAAAGACATTAGGGAAAACCCTAAAAAATAATTTAAAAATATTTGCAAAAGGGGGTTGACTACCCCTAATCGTTTAATAGATAATTAAATCACTGACACATTGGTCAGGACAGCGAATAAGGAGAAACACCATGAAATACGCAAATCACCTCGGCTACAGCGACATCACACCTTACGAAGTAATCCGTATTGTCAGCGACATCACTATTGAAATCCGCGAGATGGATGCTAAGCGCGACGAATCAGTAACGCTGGAATGGATTGCAGGCGGCTTCGCAGGCCACTGCGTCAACCAACGCGATCAAGAGTGGTTCATCAGTAGCGACGAGTCGGCACCAGTAATTCGCATTCGTTTAGGCAAGCGTGGTTGGAAAGACAAGTTTGGTCGCCGCTACGAGTTAAGTGATGAGCCAGTTAAATTCTACGATTACAACTTCTAATTAACGGGGGCTCTGCCCCCAACTACAGCGAAGGAAAGCGAAATGACTAAATTCTACAAATGCGATTGCTGCAAACATATCTTCGAAGAAGACGAGATTGAGACTGTTAATGACAACACAGGCGCAAGTGACGGTACAGTTGACCTTTGCCCTGAATGCCATGTGCCTGAGATGTTCTCGTCAATACCAGACTTAGACTGGAACTTTGAGAATCGTGAAGAAGCCCGTCTCGATGCCATGTTTGAAGCACGTTACGCAGAGGATTGATCATGATTGCTTACTGCGACTACATAGCCTACACAATCCGCGAAGCTTTGGTACAAGACAGCGGATGGAAGCTTTGCCACGTAGGCAAAATCCAGTGGGATTTGGGCGATGATGGCTCATTCCAAAGTACCGATAAGCTCTTGATTGTTGAAGACAATAACGGTAAGAAGTACAAGATAACTGTAGAAGAAGCTTAAAGCTTGAGTTAAAATAGATTGCTGGGAAAGCTTGGAAGATATGGTGAAAGCGGAGATGATTTTACCCAAGGCCAAGCCGGTACCAGCACTATAAGTTTACAGTAGGCTTGATTTAAGTTTACAGTCCGAAGTCGTCGTAGGCCAATGTAGCATCGACATACGCGCTGGATAATCGTAACCAGCTGGGAAAGCAGATGCTGGCTTCGCACATCGCGTGGCGCTATTCGCATAAGCGTGTAGCAAACAGTGCAGCGAGTACCAATTTAATCAACTACCTGTAAGGGGGGAAAGATGAACGAGAGCCAATACGAAGTTGCAAAGCTTCAACAAGAAGTAGATCGCATGGATACCATAGGTTACGAGCTGTACTGCAACCTAGAGGTAGCACTTGATGCGCTGAACCAAATCATTGATATACCTAACGTATCAGCAACAGATGCGCGAGCCGTAAAGGACATGGTGAAAGCAGCCACATGGGCGCTAAACATCATTCAAGACGGTAAGATTGCAGAACCTTCAAGTTGACATTACACTATCGGCATCTAATTACGCTGAGGGACTGAGAAGATGTCTGAGCAAACCACAATTGCCACGAAGCAACAGAAGACGCCAAAGAAGATTGGCCGTCCATCAAAGTACACACCTGAACTAGCCAAAGAGATATGTGAACGCCTAAGTGATGGGGAGCCATTACGTCAGATATGTAGAGACAATCACATGCCAGCTTGGCAGAAGATTTATGAGTGGATGGTGCGCGACGAGGCGCTTTCGGGAGCCATCGCGCGTGCGCGAGAGCAGGGCTACGACGCTATAGCTGAGGATTTGCTGGCTATTGCTGACACTCCCCTCATGGGCGAGACTGAGACTAGTAGCGCCAATGGCTTGACCATCACCCGCCAAGACATGCTTGGCCATCGTAAGCTGCAGATTGAGACGCGCTTAAAGCTACTGGCCAAGTGGAACCCCAAGAAGTATGGCGACCGCCAGATACTGGCAGGCGACAAGGATAGTCCACTTGAGGTGAAGGCTGACCTAGCTGTGTTTGAGACTATGCTGCAGACAGTAGAGCTCGGGCGGCAGGCTAAGGGCAAATGAGCGAATTCGTAAGCAACGCTGAGGTGGCTGCTATAAAGGCTGAGCTGGCTGCATTACGGCGAGAGAACGAAGTCCTACATAAATGGCTAGAAGAGCAGAAGCGGCACTCTGCTGAGCTACGCCAGATCCTACTCAATCGCGTGGATACTAAATGACTAATATTAGCGCCCAAGAACATGGCTTAGACTTTACTGTCACATTGACTGCTGAGGATGCCAAGTTTACGGATGAGGCTGTGGCTGCAGGCGTCCCATTGATTGTGGTGACTATGTTCAGGGACGCTTTGCGTAAACTAGTAGCTGCAGAGCGCGAGGCGTGTTCCAAGACCTGTGAAGAATATGCGCGTAAATACGCAAAAGATGATGATGCCAGTAAAGCGCAAGCGTGGATGATGTTGCAATGTGCCGCAGCTATCCGCGCAAGGGGACAAGAATGACGCCAGATCAAGCTAGAGCCTACATAACGTGGTTCAAAATTAACCAACTGCCCCCAGACATTGACTTTGTACGTACAAGCTCAGGCAGAGAGATTAAGCTCAAAGACATAAGCGATGAAGACGCCGTGTTCGTGGCTAAGCAGTTTACATTTATGCATGACACAGCGTTGGGTCGCAAATGATTTACCTGTTTGATTTTGTGTGCGGAACACTTACTGGACTAGTTTTAGTTTTCTTGTGGGGGTTCTGTAGCGCATGGTGGAAAAGTATAAATGACTGACGTCGCTGAACTCATGCGCGACCCTGAGATACACAAGAAGTATCTCAACCTCCCTGACACTTACCGTGCCGCTTTCGAGTGGCGTGCCAACTGGTTAGCCAAAGCCCATGACCATCAGATCGTACCCGCTGGGGACTGGTGGGATATATGGCTGATGCTTGCTGGCCGTGGTGCTGGCAAGACCCGAACCGCAGCTGAGCAGATAGGCTGGTGGGCATGGAGCTATCCGAACACCCGCTGGCTAGTAGCCGCCCCAACCTCAGCAGACGTGCGTGGCACCTGCTTTGAGGGCGATAGCGGCCTGATGAACGTCATCCCTAACATACTGATCAAGGACTACAACAAGAGCCTCCACGAGCTCGTGTTGGTAAATGGAAGCCTAATCAAAGGCATCCCAGCATCTGAGCCCGAGCGCTTCCGTGGTGCTCAGTTCCACGGTGGCTGGTGTGATGAGTTAGCCGCTTGGGACTACATACAAGAAGCGTGGGACATGATGCAGTTCGGTATCCGACTTGGTAAGAAGACAAGGCTCATCTGCACCACTACGCCACGACCCAAAGACCTGATCGTTGATCTGGTAGGTAGAGCTGGTGACGACGTGGTGTTAACGAGAGCCTCGACCTACGCCAACATTGCCAACCTAGCTGACAACTTCAAGAAGCAGATCCTGCAATACGAGGGCACTAGCCTTGGGCGGCAGGAGATTGAGGCTGAGCTGATCGACCCTGAGGAGTCTGGCATCGTCAAGCGTGACATGTTCAGACTATGGCCATCAAACAAACCCTTCCCTAAATTTGAGTTCGTACTCCAAAGCTATGACTGTGCCTACACGGAGAAGACCGTCAATGACCCGACTGCGGCAACAACGTGGGGCATTTTTAAACCACTTGATGGCCCAATGGCCGTCATGCTCATTGACGCATGGCAGGATCGCCTTCAATACCCGGATCTACGTCCGAAGGTTATCGAGGAGTTCAAGGTATCGTTCGGGTCTGACCCCGAGGAAGAGGGCAGAGGAAACTTTGTCGGTGGAAAGAAGGTTGATCTCATTCTCATTGAAGATAAGGCTTCAGGAATATCGCTTATCCAAGATCTACAAAGAGCGCACTTACCTGTCAGGGCATACAACCCCGGCAGGGCTGACAAGATACAGAGGCTGTCTATCGTGGCCAACATTATTGCCCATAAGCGAGTGTGGATCCCAGAGAGCACACAGCGTAAGGGATACGTAAGGGACTGGGCTGAGGGGTTTGTAAGCCAGATATGCAGCTTCCCTGACTCGACCCATGATGATTTCGTGGACAGTTGTACACAGGCTCTGAGATACTTGCGGGATGCGCGATTCTTGGACATTGACCCTGAGCCACCAGACGATGACGATGATGACTACGTCTACGCTGGCAAGAAGCGCACAAACCCTTACGCGGTGTAGACATGAACCTTAATAAAATTAAAGGCGCTCTTGCAGCCGCTCTTGAAGCAGCCCCTAACAAAAAACAGGCGGCTAGGCTGATGGAGCTAAACTCGCCGAGCCTTATTGGACAACAAGGGCCAGACCTGCAAGAGGCAGCAGACATCCTATCTGGTAAGTGGAACCCAGCGCCTGTTCCTGTAAGGGTGGCTACAGACATCCCACCGAGACAACCTAGAGCCAAACCGCGCACTCAAGAGGAAATGCTGGAGATCGTCAATCGAGTTGGCCCACAGCTACAGAAACAGTTTGTTCGCAAGCCAGACAAGACCGAGAGCGTGGCTAGTAAGTCAAAGAAACGTCACGACCGTGAAGCTGCATACCAACATGACATTGAGGCTGCTGATCAGAAGTTGTTGCCTGAGTTAGACATAGCCGACCGCTTAGGCACGGTAGATGTATCGCTTGCTGGTGACGCTAGTCGGCTTGGTACTCTGCGCGGTGTCAACGGCTTAAAGTTAAACAGACCAGTAGAGTTGCAGGCTGGGCCATTGTTTGAGGAGGGATGGGCATCTGGCATAGATACGGCGTCAGATTATTGGAAGATGATGGGGCGCATCCAGAAGCAATATGGCGGTCTTCCTGTAAACGCGGTGTACTCCAACATGGCAAGCGAAGGGCTTCCATATGCTGTTCACTACGAAGATGCATTGCTTTCGGCGTTGAATAGCGCCAAGGTTCCTAAGAAGAACTTAGACGCATTTGATCAGATGATGCGTAACGCTTTCCCTAACTTTGTAGGGGTACGCAATCAGGACGAGGCAATTCTTCAGATGATGCTTGACCCTAAGTTGCGTAAGCATTTTGCCCATCTGATGGAGCTTGAGGGTACAACAAAGAACTTGGGCACGCCAAGGGGTTACGATGTTAAGCACGCTGTCGAAGAGCCAGACCTGACAACAACTGAGGGTGGTATCTCTGGCTTCGTGGTTAAGCGCCCTGATCTTAGCTTGACGCACTTACCAATAGAGACTGAGCACAACACCTATGGCCTGAGAATGCCAATGGAAACATTAGGCCGTCAGAAACTAATGCTGCCTAAAGAAGTGCAGTTTCACGATACGCTTGACTCCATCATGAAAAACCCATTGCAAGCCAACAATCCGCTTGGCACCCTGCACTTTGGAGTTGGCAGGCAGATCATTGACCAGCAGCAGGTTGATCAGGTCAAGATGTTTGAAGAGCTAATGAAAAAGTATTACGGTATGCGAAAAGGTGGCTTAGCTACTGGCGGCGTACCAGAGAAGCGTAACGTGTCTCAGCTATTCCCATTGAAGGACTCTGCAGATAACCCGTCAATGTTGTCTGAATTAAAAAATGCTTACGGTAAAGAGAGCAAGACCTACGGCGACAAAGGCGCTGCGATGGATATATTAAATCGTGGCTTTGTTACTGACGTTTTAGGTGGCGCTGTGGACTTGGCTAATATGCCACTGCAAGGGCTTGATTGGTTGGCATCAAAGATACCTGCGCTGAGTGAGCCTGCATCTGTGATGGATAAGGACAGTGAGCGCGTTGCATCTTTCCCTATTTCTACCGATAAGCCTTGGGGTGGCAAGGATGCATGGAACGAACTGTTCCAGAAGTCTGGCATTACCTCAAAGACAGAGCGCCCGATTGCTGAGATGGCGACATCATTGATTGCACCGTTTGCCCCAGCCGTAGCAGGCAAGACAGCTAAATTGGCGGCCAAAGGCGCTAAGGCGCTTGCCCCTACTGCCGCTGAGATGGCGTTAGACATTGCCAGCAAGTACGGCGTTGACCCACGTATGAACATCATCAAGCCAAAGGGCGGTAATTGGGTGCAAAACTTTGGGTCACCTGAGGATTCTCTGCGTAGGTTGTATCGTGATCCCACAATGATTGATGAGGCTGAAACACTTAATAACTTTATACAGAAAAAAATTGGAAATTACGTTAAGAATGAAATGGGAACCGAAAGCGATCCTATTCGTAAACAAGCTGATGCTTGGTACGAGAAGAAGTCTGATGTTTTAGCGCAAAAGCAAAAGCAGATTGACAAGGCTACTGCCGACATGGAAGCGGCGCGTGTTGAGCGTGGTTTCACCCCAGAAATGATGACTAAATCTCAGGCTAGGATACGAGATTTAGAAACAGAAAAGCGAATTATTCAAAATCAAATTGGCTTGCATTTCAGGGCTATTAACGATCCAACCCGAGGAGCAGGGTCGCGTGCATTCGCTGGAAGCTATGGCGCAAAAATTCCAGATGAAACTGTGGCTACTTCACCAATGGGAACGGCTTGGGAAAATGCTGCTGACTCTTCTATAAGTGCTGCGCCCTATCGAATGCACATGAACATGACAGACGCTAGTGGTGTTGAAGCTGCTTTGCGTGATGTTGGCGGTGAATACGCAGTTCAAAATCCTAATGCATTGGCATACAGAAGAAACACTGGCGTAACAGAGCGAACATTAGGCTTTGACCACCTTGTTGATGAGCTAAAAAATGCGCTCAATGTTGAAAGCGGATTGCCTGAACATTTGTTGCTTCAACCAAAAACTCTTGACAAGATGAGTGTTGCTCAAGCGTCAGAACACGTTGACAAGATCAATGCATGGCGTGCAGCCCAAAAACATGAAGCAGATGCAGCCCGTGCAGCAAACAAAGCAACCGTTGTCCAAAAAGAATATCCAGAACATGGATTGCAATGGGTAGAGTTGCGAATACCTGAAATGATAGAAGGCTTTAAAGCGCCTGAACGATATGAGATAAAAAAACCAGTTCCACATTCGGAAACATTTGCAATTTGGGACAGGGAAAAAAATGGTTACATTACAAGCGGCTTAAAGTCCGAAGAGGCTGCTTTAAAACACTTGCACCAAATAACGTATGAAGATGCTCTCAAAGATGCCTTGAAATACGAGGGTGAGCAACTTAACCATTGCGTTGGTGGATATTGTCCTGATGTTCTTTCGGGTAATACTCGTATTTTTTCGTTGCGAGATAAAGATGGTAAGCCGCACGCAACTATTGAAGTTAAAAAACCATCTATTCAATTAACTAAAGAAGAAGTAGATCAGGTAAATAATGCCGCCATGAAAGAGGCAAATGCATTGTACAAAACCCTTGAAGATAATGATAAGTGGCGTTCGTATTATCACAGCAGAGCTGACGAGCTTTATAACCAAATGATTGCTCAAAAAGAAAAGACAACTCCAGAATCTATTAAGCAAGTCAAAGGTGAGAGCAATGCGGCACCCAAAAAAGAAGTACAGCCATTTGTGCAAGATTTCATTAAGAGTGGTAATTGGTCTGAAGTAAAAGACTTAAACAATACTGGATTGTTTAAAGTAACTGAGGGGCAAAAGCTGCCGGGGTTTTCAAAAGACATTACTCCGGGGTATTACACAATTGATGAGTTTAAGAAGATGGCGACTGAGCATGAGATGCCGCAAGAAATACTTGACAGTTGGATTGGCAAGCTAGAAAGCCAGCAAAAATATGGATATGCCCACGGAGGCGCAGCACATATGGCTGACGGTGGCGTTGTTAACCTTGACGATATAGTTGCTCAAGCCCTATCAAAGAATGCACCTGTTAACCTTGATGAAATAGTTAACCGCGCATTATCTAACGCAATTTAAAGAGGATGAATCATGCCTGAAATGCCAATAGACCCGAACTATGGTCGATTTATGGATGGGATAACTACTACGCCTGATGGCGGTGCTGTTGTTGATATGGAAGACGAAGAAGAGGGTGAGATCGAAGAGATGGATGATGGCTCAGTCGTTGTCCACATGAATGGCTTTAAAGGCCCATCAGATGATGAAGACTTCTACACCAATCTGTCTGAAGAGTTCAGCCCACTAGACCTTAGCAGCCTTGCCCTAGAGTTCATCGAGTACATCGAGAAGGACAAGGAAGACCGCAAGGGTCGAGACAAGCAGTATGAAGATGGCTTACGCCGTACTGGTATGGGCAATGACGCCCCCGGTGGTGCTAACTTCAATGGTGCGTCTAAGGTCGTGCACCCGATCATGGCTGAGGGCTGCATTGACTTCGCATCCCGTGCGATTAAAGAGCTCTTCCCACCTGATGGCCCTGTCAGATCACAAGTCTTAGGTGAGTCAACCCCTGAGAAGGTTGAGGTTTCTGAGCGCAAACGCGACTACATGAACTGGCAGCTGACTGAGCAGATCGAAGAGTACCGCGACGAGCAGGAACAACTACTGACACAGCTGCCTTTGGGTGGCTCACAGTACATGAAGATGTGGTACGACGAGCAGAAGAAGCGTCCGTGTGCTGAGTTTGTACCTATTGATAACGTCTACCTTCCATTTGCGGCTGGTAACTTCTACACAGCCCAGCGTGTAACGGAAGTTCATGAGATCACAGAGTTTGAATTCAAGCGCCGTGTAGACCGTGGCCTGTATCGTGACATCACTTTGGTGCGTGCGTCCCTCGACCCTGAGCAATCAGCCCCAGAAAAGGCTAATGACAAGATTGAAGGCAAGAGCATGTCTGACAATGTGGACGGTATTCGTACCGTTTACCACATCTATACATGGCTGGAGATGGAAGATGACGACCGCAGCAAGGGTGAATTAGCCCCATACATCCTGATGATTGACGATTTGACGTCTGAAGTCATTGGTTTGTACAGAAACTGGGAAGAAGGCGACGAAACACTGACCAAATTAGACTGGTTGATTGAGTTTAAGTTCATTCCTTGGCGTGGTGCCTACGCTATTGGCCTGCCTCACCTCATCGGTGGTATGTCTGCAGCTCTGACAGGCGCTCTGCGTGCCCTGTTGGATACCGCACACATCAACAACAGCGCCACGATGATGAAGTTAAAGGGCGGCAAGATCTCTGGTCAGTCTGATCAGATTGATGTGACGCAGGTTATTGAGTTAGAAGGCTCACCCGGCATTGACGACATACGCAAAATCGCTATGCCTATGCCATTTAACCCACCTTCTCAGGTGCTCTTAGAGCTTCTAGGCTGGCTTACAACCGCAGCTAAGGGGGTAGTGACCACCGCAGAGGAAAAGATCGCTGACATCACGTCTAATGCGCCTGTAGGCACTACCCAAGCGTTGATTGAGCAGGGTGCTGCAGTATTTTCTGCTATTCATGCCCGTTTACATGACTCACAAGCTCGTGTTCTGCGTGTTTTGGGCAGGATTAACCGTTGGTATTTGGATGATCAGCGTCGCGGTGACATAGTTGCTGAGCTGCCAATTACCCGTGAAGACTTTAAGCGTAATTCTGACGTAGTTCCTGTGTCAGATCCGCACATCTTCTCTGAAACACAACGGATGGCGCAGACTCAGGCGGTTATTGCCTTTGCTAAGGAAGCTCCAGACCTCTTTGACCGTAGGGCGGTGTACTCAAGGGCTCTAAAACAGATGAAAGTGCCTAACCCTAGTGAGTTAATGCCTACAGCTGTCAAGCCAACGGAGATGAATGCTATTGACGAGAACGCTGCTATGGCGTTGGGACGTCCGTCCTTTGCTTACCCAAGCCAAGATCACCTAGCGCACATACAGACGCACCTGACGTTCGCGTTAGATCCTATCTTTGGCAGTAACCCTATGCTTGCCCAGAAGTGTTTGCCCCAAGAGATTGAGCACATCAAGCAACACATGCTGCTTTGGTACACCAACCAGTCAAATGCCTACGTTACACAGGGTACAGACATTGATCTGCGTAAGTACGCTGAGAGCAAGATGCAGAAGAACATTGACCAGACTGTGGCTGCAGCTTCAGCTCACGTTGAAATGGATGCCAAACAGGTATTCGCGCAGGTCATGCCTAGTATGCAGAAGCTTGGTCAGTTGTTAGCCGAGATGCAACAGAAACAGGCAGAGCAGCAGAAGGCGTTGATCCAAGATCCAGAGGCTAATGCTGTATTGCAGGCGTCTATGGCTGAGACACAACGTCGTGCGGCTAGAGATCAGGCAGACATGAAGATGTCGCAAGATAAGTTGCAGGTTGAAGTGGCTATGAACGCCGAGAACAACCTAACGAAAGAACGCATGAAGGAAGCCGAGTTGACGGTAGACGAGGTGAAGCTGCGTCAAGAACAGCAGGAAACTGCTTTAACGCTGCAAGAGGCAGCACAACGTAACTTAAGGAGTTAATCATGGCTATTACATTGAAAGACGAACAGTCTGAAGCAGTTAAGCAGCACCACCGTAATGCAGCTGGTGCATGGATCACTGGTCAAAACATGAAAGAAGAAGGCAAAGCCACTCAGCCTGAAGCTAACAGCGACCACGGCAATTTTGAAAGCGGCAAAGGCGTAGACAAGCGAAACGCATGAGATACGAAAGCGACTTTATAAGTGCTGTTAAAGCACGTCAGTACGAGATCTCCTCATCGTTGGTTGCAGGTAACTGCGTCAACTTTGAGACGTATCAACGGCTGGTAGGTCAACACCAAGGGCTAGAAGATGCCCTTGACATTCTTAACAATATATTAAGGGAAGACGATGAACATGAATGAACCGGTAGCTTCTAACGAAGCTGACATAGCGTGGGCTTTTCCCACTGTAGACCCCGGTAATGAACCCCTTGGAGCACGCATACTTGTACAACTTCGTCGCACTAAGAAGAAGACAACGAATGGTGGAATTATCCTAGTGGAAGAGACTCGGGAAACGGAAAAATGGAATGGTCAAGTGGCGAAGGTTATCGCTATAGGCCCTCTGGCGTTTAAGAAGCGCGACACGATGGAAGACTGGCCTGAAGGGGCATGGGCTCGTGTAGGCGACTATATTCGCGTTCCGAAGTGGGGTGGTGATCGTTGGGAAGTGCCAGTAGAAGGCCAGCCTGATGAGGATCCAGCTCTGTTCATGGTGCTAAACGACCATGAGGTAATCACCCGAGTAACGGGCAATCCATTAGAAATGAGGGCATTCGTATGAGTACAGATGCTAATAAAGAGCCAGACTTATTCGTTAAGGAGGGCGTTGACGGTTCTGCAACCGTTGATCTACCTGACGATCTGGCAATGCATGATGATGGGGATGATGCCCCTCAACAGGCAGCTACCCCAGAGGAGCTGGACGAAGCAGATGCACGGGCTGAAGCTGCAGAGATTGCCGCCACTGGCGACATAGACCCTGAAGCTGAGGCTATGCGTGCTGCTAAACGCAATAAACGCAAAGCTCGTAAGGAATACCATCGCCAAGTTGCAACTGAGAAAGACGTTCGCCTGCAAAACCTGCAGCGTCAGAACCAAGAGCTGCTTGAGCGTCTCTCTGTAGTAGAGAGGAAGACAGCTGGTGCTGATTTAGCCCGTATGGATAAGGCTATTGAAGATCAGCAACTTCGTATTGAATATGCGAAGCGCAAGATGAAAGAAGCCACCGAATCAATGGATGGTGATTTGTTGGCTAGTGCTCAAGAGATGTGGTACGACGCCCGTCAGCAGTCTGAGAACCTCGAAGGTGTAAAGAAGCGCATGGTTACGCCTGACAAAGCTCAGACCATTGAGCAAGACCCTATGCTGCAGCGGTACGCAGCAAAGTGGATGGAAGCTAATCCTTGGTACAACGCACAAGCTAAGGACATGGATTCGCGTATAGCTATGACTGTAGACCAAGCCCTTGCTGATGAAGGCTGGGATCCTAAGTCTTCAGAATATTGGGAAGAGCTTGACAATCGCTTGTCAAAAGTATTACCTAACCGTTATACTGATCTCACTGATGAGAAACCAGTAAACCGCCGTCCGAGAAGCGTTGTAACCAGTTCGGGGCGCGAAGTGTCGAGTAGTAGAGGTGGAAGTGGAAATTCATTCACTCTGTCTCGTGAGCAGGTAACTGCTATGAAAGATGCTGGCATGTGGGACGATCCTGAAAAAAGGAACCGCATGATAAAGCGCTACGCAATGGAATCACGTCAACGTAATCAAAGGGGTTAATCATGGATTCTCGTTTAAAAAAATCTCTCTCTGCAGGTGGACGCGAAACATCTCGCGTTAGTCATGACTCAGCTCGTGAGGCACCCGAAGAAACTTTTGTGTCGTCTGAAGAACGTCGAAAGATGTGGAAAGATGAGTGGACACAAAGCGCTTTGCCTAATGCACCTGATATTCCCGGCTGGCATTTATGCTGGTTATCAACAACCAATAGTTACGACGGCATCGACAAACGGATTCGTCTCGGTTATGTCCCAGTTCAAGCTGAGGATATAAAAGGGTTTGAGAATTACCGTGTAAAGGCTGGCGAGCATACTGGTTATATTGCGTGTAACGAAATGCTTTTGTTTAAGATTCCTATGGATCAGTATCAAGAAATTATGGCGCACTTCCATCACGATGCACCACTGGAAGAAGCGAATAAGATCAAGCTACAAGCAGAGCAAGCCGTTGGACGTGATAGCCGAGGAAGAGCTCTCGGTCAAGTTGAGGGTGAGGGCATTGAGCAATTGGACAAACCGTTGCCTGCGCCATCTTTTGCTGGCTAGGCATTGTTTATAACTGATAGGAGTTAACTATGTCTTCGACATCCGCTCCGTTCGGCCTGCGCCCTGCGTTTCATCCTTCGGGTCTTGATCGCGCTGTGGCTCTTGCTGGCGGTATTGTTTCTGGTTATGGTTCCGACATTTTGAAGGGCCAACCTGTTTTACTGACCACTGCTGGTGTATTGAATCCTGCAACTACTGGTGATGCATTCCAAGGTGCCTTTGCTGGCGTCGAATGGACTGACACTACTGGTCGTCGTCGTGTATCGAACTACTGGCCTGCATCAACTGCATACACTGCAGGTTCTTGCATTGCTTACTACTACTCTGATCCTGCCATTGTGTATGAGATTCAAGTAGACGGTTCGTTGACTCAAGCGTCTGTTGGTGAGCAATATGACCTGACCAACACGACTGCTGGTTCTAACGTGACTGGTCTATCGCAATGCACGCTCGGTACTTCCGCAGCTGGCACTTCTGCTACCAAGCAGATGCGCGTGATCAATTTAGCCCCCTACGTAGATAATGCATGGGGTGATACGTATGTAATCGTTCAGGCGCAGATAGCAGAGCACCAGTACGTTGCAGCTATTAACGCTATTTAAGGAGGGCTAAAACATGGCAGCCCCAATGAGAAGTACCGACTTTCGTAGCATTGTCGAACCAATTCTGAATGAGTGTTTCGATGGTGTCTACGATCAGCGTACCGACGAATGGTCACGAGTTTTCCGTGAGCAAGAAGGTATCCCACGTAACTATCACGAAGAGCCAGTTCTTTATGGCTTTGGCGCAGCTCCACAACTGCCTGACGGTACTCCAGTATCGTATCAACAGGGTGGTGTTCTGTTCCTGCAGCGCTATGTTTACCAAGTCTTCGGTTTAGCCTTCGCGCTGACCAAAGTTCTGGTTGAAGATGGCGACCACATTCGTATCGGTCAAGTGTATGCCCGTCACCTCGCTCAGTCATTGATTGAGACTAAAGAGACTCTGTCGGCTAACGTATTGAACCGTGCGTTTAACTCTGCATACCCCGGCGGTGACGGTGTACAGCTGAACTCAGCTTCACACCCAATCGTTAACGGCACTGTGTCGAACTTGCTGACTACTGCAGCCAACCTGTCCCAGACTTCTTTGGAACAGATGTTGATTCAGATCCGTCAAGCAGTTGACAACAACGGCAAGAAAATCCGTTTGGTTCCACGTCAAATCGTTGTAGCTCCCGGTAACGTGTTCCAAGCTGAAGTATTGCTGAAGTCTGTTCTGCGTAGCGGTAACGCTAACAACGACATCAACCCAATCAAGTCGATTGGTCTGCTGGATGAAGGCGCTGCAGTATTGTCGCGTCTGACCTCTTCCACCGCATGGTGGGTACAGACTGATGCACCAGAGGGCATGAAGCTCCTGATGCGTCGTAAGCTTGAGAAGACGATGGAAGGCGACTTTGAAACTGACTCAATGCGCTACAAGGCGACTGAGCGTTATCAGGTTGGCTTCACCGACTGGCGTGCGATGTACGGCACACCCGGCGTCTAAACCACGCCACAGGGGGTTGGGATAACACCCAGCCCCTTTTTTGTTAACTGTATTTGTCAAACTTTTCAAGGAGCAGACAAAATGCCACAATTTTCAGACGACCTATTTTTGGGTTCCGCTATTACCTTTCAAGGTGCGGATGCCTACCCTGCTGTTTCAACTTTTACTGGTTCAATTGCTACAACCACGTTGACCGTCACCGCCATGCTTTCTGGTGACCCAATTACTGTGGGTATGTTTATTGACAGTTCAACGTCACTCACTAACGGAACTTACATTACCGCTTTTGGTACAGGTTCTGGCGGTGTAGGAACTTACACCGTAAGTGCCTCACAAACTGTAGCAAGCGCCACAATTGTTGGCTCTGGTAATGCTTTGTTGCAAAACCCATCCACAATGACTGTAGGTGTTGGCCCA